TCACTTCCTCAATTGCGACCGTGCCGCCGCGACTTTCCGGTTGTGCTCGAGATCGTCGTTCCGGACATAGCCGAGCGTCGTTCGGGCGTTGGTATGGCCGGCCAGCTTGCGGGCCGAATCAAGGTCCATGGCCTCTTCGGTTTCCGAGATCGCGCCGGCGCGGCTGTCCATCGACCAGACATCGTTGGGGATCTCCGCTGCCGTCGCGATCTCGCGCCAGTCCGACGCATAATAGTTCTCGCGATAGGGAAGGCCGGTTTTTTCCGAGACGATGAGCGGGCCCATCTTCGGCAGATCGATTCGATCGAGCACCCACATGACCAGCGGGCAGGCTTTGAGGTCGTGCCGCGTCGCCACCTTGTTTCGGCTGGTGTGCGGCACGGTCAGCACCAGGTCGGCCGAGAGATCGGCCACCGTCACGCCGCGCCATTTCGTGCGGCCGCGCACGATCCCGCCCTCGTCGCCGCCAGCGACCGGCAACCACTCTCCGATGACATGGATGCGGCGAAGGGCCGTATCCCACTGGATGGCCTGCGTGAGGGCGATTGACGGCCGTTTGAGTTCGATCGCCTTCTCGCAGATAGCGCGGGCGTGGGCATACTCCATCTTCGATGCCCGGGCGCCGGGCGGGCAGAAGCGTATAAGCGACAGGATCTCGCGCGCCTGTCCGCAGCCGGCGAGCCGCTGCTCCGCGCCGTAGGACATGACCGACCGCAGCTTGCGGATCGCGCCATGGGCCCGCCGGATCTTGCCGTCCTTCGCCCATTCGCGATACCAGCGCCGAAAGTCGGCTCCGGTCAGCTTCACGATCAGACGCTTGCCAACCGTCCGGCTGATCAGGCGCAGCGATGGCTGGTAGTCGCGGATCTTGGTCGGGTGCTTCAGCGCCTGGTAGGGCGATTCCGCATCGGTCATGTAGAGTGTGATCAGCGAGCCGATCGTGCCGTCGTAGGCTGGTGTCGCCTCAAGCATCTCGAGGTCGGCGAGCAACTCGTCGGTCCATGCCTGGCAGATCCGGGCGATATCTTCATCCGTGCTGCCATCAGGGATGGCGCGTGCGGGCAGGGTCGAGGGCGCCTTGCGGCAGGCGCGTTTCGGATCCCAGTAATGGGCAAGGCTACCGTTCGTCCGTTTTCGGTATTTGTAGCCGGGCCGATCTTTCCTATGGCTGGCTTTTCTATGACTGGTCATCGAAGTTCTCATCTCCATCAAGTGCGGTGGCGACAGTGCCAACGCCCATAGAAGATGCGATCCCGGCGCGGCGGTCAAAGAAAAGCTCGACGGCCCGGCGATCGGTCTTGTTGATCAGATTGTCGCGCTGGGGGAACGCCCTGGTCGCCCGCAGGCGCTGCAGGGCGCGGTCTGACAGACCGAAATAGGCGCGAAGCTGATCGTCCGTCATGAACCGTGGAAACGCATGCTGCGCCTCGACTGCCTGCATAGCGTGCGCCATCAGCCCTTGCTCCTGCGCTGGCGATCGCGCACGGCCTCGGCCATCATGAGGATGGCGCTGTCGCTGAGACCGTCGAGCGTCTGCGTCTCGTCGCGCTGGTTGGCGGCGTGCTTGATGATGCGCCAGGCGCCGTCGTTCCAAGTCAGTTCGACCTGTTGGCCGTGCCTGGTCTCGCCGCAGCGATAGCTGAGGGTCCAAGGCGTCATAGCAGCGATCCTTTCCGCCGATCGGCGCAGTCCGGGCAGGTGTGGGTGTAGCTCTCATGCCGGCGGGCGCCAGCGATCTTCGGCGGCGCGCCGAACAAGTCGGCCGTTCCGTCGCCGCGCCTGGCGGCAGCGGCCGCCTCGACCTTGCGGATCTTCCAGCCGGCCGTCATCGCGTCGGCAACCATCACCGGGAAATCCTCTTCGGCGTAAGTCGCGGGATAGCTGGCGGGGCAGTGGTCGCAGCTGACCTGCAGGCGGCCTTCGTGGCGCTCGATCGTCATGAGCGATCTCCGAATGCGTGAAGGAAGGCGATGGCGATCATGGCGCCCATTCCCATGGCGAGGAGGAGCATCACGGGCATCATGAGCTGGGCTCCGTGATTTCCTCGGCGTTCATGCGCGCATATGGGAGGTAGTCGGCGATCGCCTCGATCATGGCGTCGCGTCCGGCCGGTTCGATATAGGCGAAACAGGTGCCGACAAGGCCGGTCATGATGCCGGCCATCAGGCACTGCACCTGCTGCACTTGCGTGAGGCCACGGAAAACCGCCGATGACCGAGCGCGGATCGCCATATTGGCGATCTCCAGCCGGAACCGCTCGGCCATTGCGTCGAAATCGTCACCGGGATCGAAGGGGGCGAGGTCAGTCATGCATCCTCCAGGCGTCGAAGTCGGCTTTGAGGTCGCGCCAGCGGGTGGCGGCGGCGGGGTCGGTGTTGAGTTCCTTGCGGGAGGCGATGCCGAGGGCGTTGCGCAGCGCGCCGGCCACAAATTCGGGCGGCGCATCCTGTTCCAGGCTGTGCTTGGCAACGAGGTAGGCGACAAAGGCCGCGTCGGAGCATTTCATCGCGGCTTCGGCGGAATAGTCTGGTTGGCGCTCACGGCCGCACGCGGCTTCGTCGCTGGCCTGCGCGGGCGCGGCCGAATGGTCGGGCGGTCGCCGGTTGGCTCCTGCTGCTGCCAAGCGAGCGATCTCGGTCTGCAGATCACGGATCTTGCCGAAGGCCTCGGCGAGCAGCTGGCGCAGGAAGGTAAGATCCTCATGCGCGCTGGCGTGCATGTCGACGAGGCCGACATCGGCATGCGCCTCATAGCGCGCCAGGCATCCGTCCTCACGGCTGATGGGGTCGCGGCCGTGGAGTTCGTATCGATCGCTGGTGAACGCCAGCGTCAGGCCTCCATGGCCGCCGGCAATGCGCCGGTCGATCTGCTGCAGGCGGCGCTCCCGCGCGCCTTTCTCGACGCGCGGGCGCAGCTGCTCGCATTGAGCCGCAGTGAGGGAATGTACAGCATCATGTTGCTGCACGATCATACCCTCGCAGCGGCCGCGTAAGCGTGGGCGTCCGTGACGAGCTGCTGCAGCAGCTGACCGCCGACGATGCCGAGAGCGAGGACGGCGATCGTATAGACGAGGATGACAGCGCCGCGCGTCCAGGCCGAGGCATGCTCGCGCGCCAGGTGCACGCCGGCCTCGGTCGGCAAGACGATGGGCTCGGCGTAGTCCCGGGGCGGGCGGTGTGAAACCGTCTCGATGGCCAGGTGCATGTTCGGAACGCGAGCTCTCATGCCTGCACCTGTCGGATCGAGGCGCGGCGGGCGCGTGCGGCGGCCCCCGGAGCGAGGCGAGCGATGAGGGCATCTGACATGCCGGTTTCGCGCGAGAGAGTTTCGACCGTGACCAGCACGCCGGATCCGGCGAGCAGGCGCATATGGTCGGCAAGCTTTGCCTCCAGCTTGGCGCGGATGTTGCCGGCGCAGGATGTGCGGGGCGTCGTGCCATTGGGCGAGGCGGCGGGGCGGTAGCGTCGTTGAATCATGCCGGGCGGCTCCTGTTCGAAGAAGGAGGCCGCGCGGCGGGCTTCAGGTCATGGGAGGATCCGCGCGGCCGTTCCGGTCGGGAACAGGGCGGATATTATGCGCAAACGGATAATATGCAACACAAAAATGCGCAAACGGATTATTGCCCTCGTTTTTGACGCGCTCTTTATCCGGGTGAGGGACGATCTTATCCGGTCGATCGCAATGCAAACTGACCTTGCAAACCGCCTTGGCGTTGTATCTGACGCACCATCCGGCCAAGTTGTTTCGCCCGGATTGTGACGTAGATTTCACCTACCCAGGCTATTTCTTGATTCTCGATGGGATGATCATTCCAAGACTCGAGGGTGTAGCCGCGTTCTGAGCGGCGGATGGTTTTCAGGTACCGACGGCCATCCAGCGTACGTACGGCGGCTTCTTCGCCGAGGAAGCTGTCAGTTCCGCGCTTCTGTTCTCGCCAGACAATGATCACATCGCCTTCGTCATAGCGCGGCAGCATGGAGACACCGCGGACCTGAAATGCCATCATGTCATCGGGGATAGGGATCATGAGCCGAATCTGCTCTAATCCCTCGGGCGGCGTTTGCTCGAATTCTGGCTCGATAACAGCTCCAGCACCGATGAAGCCCATTAGCGGAATGTCGGTTCCGTCATCGTCCGGAGACTCGAAGCGTTCTGCGTAAAGTTCGCGGATTGCGTCGCGATGATGGCCTTCAGGCTGAGCTCCGCTCTTCCAGCGAAAAACAGTAGATTGGGATACACCGAGCCGCTCGGCCAGCTTTTGCTGGTTCCAGTGCGGCTCGCCTAGCAGTGCCTTGACTTGGTCTGCGATCTCCATGTGTTTGTTGCTACATCCGTTTCCGGATACGGTAAAATCCGTCCGCGCATAAAATGCTTGTTGCAAATTATCTGTTTGCGCATAATATGCGCCACAATGAACACCATCCGTCATATCAGGAAGCACCTCTTCCAAAAGCGGCAATCCGAGTTTGCCGAGATGATTGGAGTCGCGCAGTCAACCGTTTCGCGTTGGGAGCGCGGTGATAGCGCGCCAACGCTCGACGAAATGCGCGCGATACGCGCTGCGGCGGTATCCTTGCGGCTCGATTGGCGGGACTGTCTGTTTTTTGACGAACCGATGGAGAGCGTCTCTTGATCGGCTCGACATCCAGCTGCGTGGGGAAGTGGTTATCCCGCCTGGCTCAAAACCAGGAGAGCGCCGGTTGTGGTCCAGCCGCTGCATCCGAGGATGGCTGCTTAAATATATCCTTTCGATGCCAGATAGCGCCGTTTCACCTCGTGACCGCACGCATCGCACCGCATGGCGTGTTCCATCATTCCCTGCCGACCGAACTGTCGGTCTGGTCGCTCGTCTGTCACAGCCATCTGAGCGCCGCACTTCGCGCACTCGCGTGGACCAGGCGCTGTATTCAGCGCTTTTGTCGCCTCCAGAGCCGCTATCCGCTGTTCGAGCTCGGCGACACGCTTCGGCAGACTCGTCAGGCTTTTCCAAATCGGCACCTGATCGAGGAGCTTCAAGATGTCTGATACGGATACCATGCCTTTGCCTCCCGAGACCTTTTTCGCCGATGCTTCCGGGGTGATGCAATGGCGGGCGGAAATCGACGGTATCACCGTAAGGCGGGCTTTCAAGACAGTTGTCGTGACGGCGATGCGCGGCGAAACCCAACTCAGCTACACGCTCACACCGCACCATGCCCGTCATCTTGCGGCTCTTCTCACCGCTGCCGCCAATGGCGAGGTCGCATGATGCGTTTCGCCGTATCCCGAATTTTGCGGCCACCTTGCGGCCCTCCATCCTTGCGCGGGCCGTGATGGCTTCCGCGTGAGATGACCTGACCATTTTCGAACCGATCCCACCACGGGATTTGCGCTGGAAAATCCCGGCGCGGGATTTCTGTTGTCTGAACGAGGCCGATGCCATGTCCGAACTGATGCGCGCACCGTTTTCCGATGCCTGGTTTCACCGACTGAAAACAGCGCAGAAAGACCTGATCAAACGCTGCGGCGGCATCGACCGCGCAGCCGAACTGACCTCCGTTTCGCGCAGCCAGGTCGGCCGCTGGAACAACCCGGGCGACCCGGATCTGATCAGCCTGCCGGCCGTGCTGATGCTGGAAGCGGACTGCGATGCACCGCTCGTCTCTGCCGTTATGGCGGGCATCAACGGCCGGCGGATCGCCGATCCCGACGAGGTCACAATTACCGGCGCGTCGGCCTGCGTGCTGTCCGCCCATGCCGCGACGATCACAAAGGCCAGCGAGCTGATGAGCGTCGGGGCGCGAGCGCTGTCCGATGGCAAGGTGACGCCGGCCGAGGCGGCGGAGATGGACCGCGCCTGCTCGATGCTCGATCGCAGCCTCGACGATCTGCGCATGGTGCTGGCGAACGCCAAGGTGCTGCGCGTCGTCAACGGGGACGCGTGATGCGCGGGCCGTTCAAGGGCAGGGGCCTGGTGCTGGTGGCGACGTCGCCGGCGCAGCGCGATCGTCCGCGCCCGAACCTCTATCTCGGCCCGCGCATCGCGCTCGGGCCATGCGCCGATGCCGTCGCGCGGGCTCAAGTCGAGCATCACGCGCAGGACATGGCCGCTCGCGGACGGGTCAAGAATCGGTTGCCCGATGTGATCAGTAACAAGTTGCTGCATGCCGGCCTTGCCGCCGAGATCGCCCGTGCGTTCAGCCTGACGGGGGCGGGGCGATGAAGGCGGCACAGGATCACATGCCGACGCCTTATGTGCCGATTGCCTCGGCCAGGCATTTCACCTTTGCGCGGCCGATCGAGGCGGCGATCAACCGCGCGGCCGAGACCCATGGCGTGACGCCGACCTGTCTTGTCTCGGCCATTGTCCAGACTGCACTGGCCGACGACCTGCTACCGGCGATCTTCGATGGTCGGCCTGCGGATGAGCTTGCCACGCCGACATGCCGCGATGCGGCCGGGCTGACGCGGATGCAGGCCGGGTTCATCTACATCGCCTCACTCCATGCCGGCCGCGAGGGCCTCGTCGAGATGTCGGGCGAGGCGCTCGCCGCGCTGCTCGGGCTTTCCAAGCCGAGTTCGGCGTTCTCGCTGCGCAACAAGCTCATTTCGCTCGGCCTCATCGAACTGGCGCGCCCGGCCGAGGGCAGCCGCATCCGCCGCTTCGGCCTGACGCCGGATGGCTGGCGCGTCGCGCGTGAGCTCGCCGGCGCGGATTTTTCCTTCAGTGGAGACGCATGAGCCATGAAAGCCGATCCAATCAGCATGCATCCCGGCGACAAGCCGGCGCTTGAATGGGTTGCCGTCGACAAGATTCATGTCGACCACAACTACCAGCGCGAGCTCCGACCGGCGCGGGTCAAGCAGATCCTGCGCGAATTTCACTGGTCGCGTTTCACGCCGGTGCAACTTGCCGAACGCGGCGATGGCACCTTCAATGTCTTTGACGGGCAGCACCGGGTCGAGGCGGCTCGCCTTCATCCACTCGTCGATGCCGTGCCGGCGTCGATCGTGCGGCTCGGCGGCATGCGGGAGGAGGCGGGCGCCTTCCTTGGCGTCAACGTCAACCGCTCGGCCGTCTCGACGATAGAGAAATACCATGCGGGCCTGGAGGCCGGCGACCCCGAGATGATGCGGATCTGCAGCGTGCTGGAAGAGGCGGGCTGCGAGGCTGTGCCGGCGCAGGGCATCGGGCTGAAAGCCAACCGGACGCAAGCCGTCACCGCTGTCGGCCGGGCGATCAAATACTACGGCGAGGGCGCGACGGCCTCATCCTGCGAATTGCTGCGCACGTCCTGGCCGGATGATGTCCACGCGCAAAAGGGCATTCTGATCCAGGCGCTGGCGCGGGTCCTTCGCGGCAATGCGAGCGTCTCGAAAGCGCGGCTGCAGCAGGTGCTTTCGGCAACGACGCGGCAGGCGCTCTCCTCGGATGCCGAAACGATCCGCAAAATCTCCGGCGGCGACGCGGCGCACGCAATCGCGCGGACGATCTGTGATCTCTACAACAAGGGTCTCTCGAAGAACCAGATCCTCATTGGCGCGAGGGCGCGCTGATGGGCGATTACGATCCATACGAGCCACGCAGCCCGAAGCGCGGCAAGGCGGCAGCGGCCGCCGACGATTCCGAGGCGACTGTGACGATCCGCCTGCCGGACGGGACAGAGACGCCGCCGGCGACGATGTCAGAAATGAAGGAAGCCGTCGACGCCGTGAGGCGCAGTCAGCGGGACGAGTCATCGCCCTACACGAACGGGGTCGCCCGCGACCAGCTGCGCGCCTTCGTCGAGCGGATCGAGCGGCTCGATGAAGAGCGGAAGACGATCGTTGATGACATCAAGGATGTCTATGCCGAGGCCAAGGGCACCGGCTTCGACACCAAAGCCCTCCGCAAGGTGATCGCACTTCGCAAGCTCGATCCGGTCGAGCGGGCCGAACAGGAGGCGATTCTCGACACCTATCTGCACGCGCTCGGCATGGGGCCGGAGCCGAGCGAATGAAGTATCAGCTTCTCCCGCCGCTTTCCGTTGACGATCGGGCCGCCCTTGAAGCCTCGATCGTCCAGCATGGCGTGCTTGTCCCGGTCGAGTATGACGAGCAGGGCGAGATCCTCGACGGGCATCATCGCGTCGAGATTTGCGAGAGCCTTGGCCTCGTCGACTGGCCGCGCTTCGTGCGCAAGGGGCTGGCGGAAGAAGAAAAGCGGACGCTAGCGCGCGAACTCAATGTTTCGCGGCGCCATCTCAATGCGGAACAGAAGCGGGCGCTGATCGCCGACCAGCTGCGCGACACGCCGTCGATCTCGTCGCGGGCGATCGCGGCGATGCTCGGCGCGCATCATTCGACCGTCGAGAAGGTTCGTCAGCAACTCGTCGATGGTGGCGAAATTAGCCACCATGAAGAAATCGAAGGGCGGGACGGGATCGTCCAGCCAGCGCGCAAGGCGATCCGCACGGCGTTCCTGCCCGAGCCGGACAATGCGCGCGAGCTGATGGCGACGGCAAAAGCGATCCGGACGCGCCAGCGCGAGCATGGCCGCAAGGTGCGCACCGATCTGATCAACGAGATCGCGGCGCGGGGCGAGGCTTCGGCCGGCACGATGCCGCGCGCGGCCTATCCGATCCTCTATGCCGATCCGCCCTGGGAGCAGGAAGCCTGGTCGGACGAGACCGGGCAGGATCGCGGGCTGATGTATCCGCCGATGCCGCTCGACGCCATCAAGGCGCTCTGTGCGGGCGATGCGTCGCCGGCGACGCGCGACGCGCTGCTCTTTCTCTGGGTGACGGCCAACCGGCTCGATGACGGCATCGAGGTCCTGCGCACCTGGGGCTTCGACTACGTCACCTGCCTTGTCTGGGACAAGGAAACGATTGGCATGGGGCGCTGGGTGCGCGACCGCCACGAGATCCTGCTCCTTGGCAAGCGCGGCAATTTCCCCGCGCCGCTGCCCGGCACGCAGGCGGCCAGCGTGCATGCTGAGCGCAAGGGCCGGCATTCGGCCAAGCCCGTGCATTTTGCCGCGATGATCGAACGGCTCTATCCGGAGATGCGCAAGCTGGAGCTCTTCCAGCGCGCCGAGAGCCTTGCCGAGGATGACCCGCGGCGGTCCGGGCAATGGGATTTCTGGGGGTTCGAATCCGATTTCGCGACGCTGATGTCCTCTAGCGGCGGCGCGGATACACCGGCGGCGGCGCCTCCCTGTGCCGCCGCCGGCAGCGGGGCCCAGTCATGAGCGGCGGGCTCTACAGCGCCGAGATGCTGCGGCTCTTCCTCGAGGCGCGCATCGTCTTCCGCATGCAAATGCATGGCGAGAGCCGCAAGCAGGCCATGGGCCGGCTCTTCCGCACGCTTGCCAAAGCGTCCCGCCTGTCGGTCACGCGCGTTGCGATCGCGCATCGCGGATCCATGAACCACCCCGAGCACCGTGCCGCCTTGTGGCTGGCGCTCGGCTACCCGGCGGCGCCTGCCGCGATCGAAGAGGAAAGGGCAGCGCCATGCGAAGCAAAATGATCGCATCCATACTGGCGAAGGCGGTGCGGCGTCTGACGCGCCGTGAGCCGGACTTCATCATCGGCGGGGCCGGACGGCCCTACATGCTGCGCTGGTACGTCATCCCGCGCAATCGCTGGTTCAACATCTATCGCCACATCGTGCTGCGCTCCGATGACGATCGCGCGCTGCATGATCATCCGTGGTGGAGCTTTTCGGTCTGCCTGAATGGCTGGATGGGCGAAGTGCTGCCGGGCGGCAAGCTGCGGCTGATCGAAAAGGGCGAATTCAGGCTGCGGCGGGCTTCGACGGCGCACCGGCTAACACTGCCGCCCGATCAGACCTGCGAAACGCTGTTCATCACCGGGCCGAAGATCCGTGAATGGGGCTTCCATTGCCCGCAAGGCTGGCGGCGCTGGCAGGACTTCGTTGCGAAAGGCGACAGCGGCGCTGTCGGGCCGGGGTGCGACTGATGGCCGACCTCCTGCCGATCATCGAGCAATTGTCGGATGCCGACAGCGACCAGGCGCGGGCCGACTGGCTGCGCCGCTGCCCGCTCTCGATCCTGATGACCTATGATTTCACGATCCGCAACCGGCTCCAGGTGGCGGGCTTCCTCGCTGGCGTCGACTATCTCGACGGCGTTTTGACCGTCATGCGGAGCGTGCGCAACGCGCACGGCCTGTTCGACGGTGAGTTCTACGACAAGATCCATGTCGATCTCGCGATCGCGGTCGGGGAGTTGGAGTCCTACCTCAAGCCAGCTGGCGAGGGCGAGGATGGCTGAGATCGACCGCCACCGGCTGGCGCGCGACGTTGCCGAATTTCTGAAGCTGCGCGGCTACTCCTACCGCGAGGCCTGTTTCGTCTGGCCTGCGCTGAACGTTGCCATGCTTTCGCGCGCCTGCAGCGGGCAGGTGCTCTCGGCGGGCAATCTGCTGGCGCTCTGCCGCGCCTTCGCTCTCAATCCATTCGACTATCTGGCGGCTGAAAAAGCGCCGTCCAATCCGGCTGTTACAGAAATTGGTTCCCGTGAAACGCGGAGCCGTGACCATGGGGGCAGGGGGTAAATGCGGCCATTGATTGTCGACAGTTTCGCCGGCGGGGGCGGTGCCTCGACCGGGATCGAGATGGCGCTCGGGCGCTCGCCGGACATCGCCATCAACCATGATGCCGATGCGCTGGCGATGCATGAGGTCAACCATCCCGAGACGCTGCACCTTTCGAAAAACATCTGGAAGGTCGATCCGCTCGAAGCGGTCGGCTACCGGCCGGTCGGGTTGGCGTGGTTCTCGCCAGACTGCAAGCATTTCTCGAAAGCCAAGGGCGGCAGGCCGGTCAAGCGCAACATCCGCGATCTTGCCTGGGTGGTTGTGCTGTGGGCGAAACGCGTGCGGCCCGCCGTCATCATGCTGGAGAACGTCGAGGAATTTCGCGACTGGGGCCCGCTGATCGAGCGCGAGCCGGGAACCTGGGTGCCGTGCCCGGAGCGCAAGGGCGCGATCTTCAAGAAATGGACCAGCGAGCTGCGGCGGCTCGGCTACAAGCTCGAATTCCGCGAACTGCGCGCCTGCGACTATGGCGCGCCGACGATCCGCAAGCGGTTCTTCATGATCGCGCGGCGCGACGGCCTACCGATCGTCTGGCCGGATCCGACGCATGGGCCGCCTGACGATCCGGATGTGATCGCCGGCAAGAAAAAGCCATGGCGCACGGCGGCCGAGATCATCGACTGGTCGATTCCATGCCCGTCGATCTTCGACAGCAGCGAGACGATCAAGCAGCTCTTCGGCGTTCGCGCCATCCGGCCTCTGGCGGACGCGACGATGCGGCGGATCGCGCGGGGCGTGGTGCGCTACGTGCTGGAAGCGAAAAGGCCGTTCATCGTGCGGACCGATATGGCGAGCGCTGCGTCGCGGAACGGCGTCAATCCGATAGACGATCCGCTGCGCACCCAGACGACGGCCGGCAGCCATGCCGTGGTCGTTCCATCCTTCGTCGGATGTGGCGGCCGGGCAGGGCAGAGCGCGCCGCGGTGCGGCGACGAGCCGCTTGGCACCATGACGGCCAAGCCGGATGGATGCGTGGTGACGGCGCATCTGACCTATGGGCAGCAAGGAGGCGGCAATCGGCCTGTCGATGCACCGCATCACACGATCACCGCCAGCTCGAAAGATCAGAATGCCGTCGTCGCCGCGACCATGGTCCAGACCGGCTATGGCGAGCGCGAGGGACAGGTGCCGCGCGCGCTCGATATCGGCAAGCCGCTCGGCACACAGGTTGCCGGCGGAGCCAAGCATGGCGTCGTCGCGGCGTTTCTTGCGCAGCACAACAACGACAGCCGACGCATCGGCGGCGTCAATCCGGGTCGCCCGGCCGGTGAGCCGCTGGCCACGCTCACGGCGAGCGGTGCGCAGCAGCAGGTTGTCAGTGCGTTCATGTCCCGCCAGTTTTCCGCTTCGATCGGTCATGCTCTTCGCGAGCCGGCCGCGACCGATACCGCTGGCGTCAACAAGTCGGCACTGATCGCGCCTTTCCTGACGAAATACTACGGCACGGGCGACGGTGCGCGGGTCGACGGCCCGATGCACACGGACACCGTGAAGGATCGCATGGGGCTCGTCACCGTCGAGATCGACGGCGCGACCTACGCGATAGCCGATATCGGCATGCGCATGCTGACACCGCGTGAGCGTTTCCGCGCGCAGGGCTTTCCCGATGACTACGTGATCGACCGGCGCATCGACGGCTCGCCGATCACGGGGACGGCGCAGGGCTCATGCTGTGGCAATTCGGTCTGCCCGCCATTGGCGGCGGCGCTGGTCGGCGCGAACTGCGCGCACTTGGCGGAAGCACGGGAGGCAGCAGAGTGAAGAGCGCGCGAAAATCACTCGCCTTCTGGAGGTGGATCCTGTTCGGGGCCGCCATCGTCGCGAGCCTTGCAGGCCATGATGGCAAGTTCTTCCTAACTCTCGGCTGGGTGTGTTGCGTCGGCGAGATCGTTCTGCGCGGCGTTGACGACAAGGCGGGCACCCAATGAGCAAAACCAAATTCTCGATCATTCCCGGCTGGATCGTCACAGATGCGCGTCTCAAGGGGCGCGACCTGCAGGTGATCTGCCTGCTTGGCCGCTATACGAACCGCGACGGCTGGTGCTTTCGCAGCCAGGTGAAGATGGCCGGGCAGCTCGGCTGCGCGCGTTCTACGGTGCAGCTGTCGCTCGATCGGCTCGTTTCGATCGGTGCTGTCGAAAGGCGCGCGGGCGAGAGCCGGGACGGCCGCGACTGCTCCTACCATTACCGCGTCATCTATGACCGCGACACGCCGGCTGCAGAGCTGGCGACATGGGAAGGCGACGAGGCGGGCGACGAGGCCGAATCGGTAGAAAATCATTCCCCGGCCGGCGGGAATGCGGGCACCCCCCCTGCCGATATATCGGCACCCCCTGCCGACCCTGGATCGGCACCCCCTGCCGACCCTGGATCGGCACCCTATAAGAACGACCCCTGTTTAACGGCCCAAGCAGAACGAAGAGAGAGAGAGGCGCGCGAGCGCGCTGGCGATGCCAAAAATGGGGAAGGGGAAAACCCGAAAGCGGTCGAGCGGGAATTCCGCCGGGCGTTCCCACAGTGGCCGACCTATGTGGGCGACAGCGAGCCAGCGGCGCGGGCGGCGTGGTTTGCGCTGACGGCCGGCGAGCGGGCAGAGGCTGTCGCCCGGATTGGCGATTACGTCAACGCTGCCAAGGCCGGCGGGCGCAAGGCGGTCTGTTCGTTCGGGGTCTATCTCGGCGAAAGGCGCTGGGAGAAGCTGCCGGCCCGCGAGGCAGAGGCACCGGCAACCCATGCCAGCGAAGCGCCATTTGGCAAGGGATGGGGCGCGATGCGGTTTGCCGAGCTGCTGCGCGAGCCGGGGCCGATGCCAGCGCCGACACGGTTCATCCAGCAGATCATCGATGCAGGCGGAGAGCAGGGCGAGCGCGAGAAGCTGGCGCACCTTGCCCGCCATGGCTGGCCGACCGTGAACCGGATGCATGCCAACGCGGCAGAGCGGCGCGGCTATTCCGTGCCGGTGCACCTGCTGCCGCTGGGCGCGCCTTTCCGTCAGGTGAAGGTGGGCGGCGAGCTTTGGGAAGCCTGGCGGCGGGCGCATGAGCGGCGCGGTTGGCCTTTCCTGCCGGATCCGGGCCAGCAGGAATTCGTCTGGATGCCTGAGGGTGAGGATCCCGAAGCGGCGATCAAACGGTTCATGGATGCGCTGGGCGCATTGGGCGGGGGCGAGGCCGAGGCGGCGGAATGACGATGATGCATCAGCGGGCGGAGTTGAGCGAGCGCGAGCTGCAGGCGCTGGAACGGGGCAGGCGGAAGGCCGAGCTGATCGCCTGGCTGCAGGCCGAGGCGGCGGCACGGGATGGCGACATGGCGTGGTATGTCGCGCGCACGACGTACCGGGCGGACACGGTGGCCGGTGATCTGCGCGATCGCGGCATTGAGGCCGTGTGCCCGACAGAGCGGCGCTGGAAGCGCTATCCACGGTCTCGCGCGAAGTATTCTGTGGAATACCCGCTGTTCGGCCACTACCTCTTCGTGCGGCTTCTCATGGCCGAATCTGCATGGGTTGGGTTGATGACCTTCGACGGCATCCACTGCCTGCAGGGCAACGGCGAAAGGCCGGTGCCGGTGCGCACGAAGGAAATCGAGCAAATCCTTGAATTGGCTTCGATTGGCGCGGCTGAGCCGGTGAGCGAAATCGCGCCGATCATGGTCGGCGACCAGGTCGTTCATCCGGTCGGAACGTTCGCCGAACTGGTCAGCCATGTGGTGGAGATCGATGCCCGCAAGCGCGAGGCTCTCGTCTCCACGCTGCTCTTCGGACGCGAGATCGAGACGCGATGCGCTCTTGATGATCTGGCACGACTCACATAGCGATTCCTGCCCATAGGCCACTGCCGTTAGGACGCAGGCCGGCGATGCCGGTTCGACGCCCGGCAACCCTGCTTGATGAGACGGCGATCTGCCGGAAAGCATCTTGCGCCCGCATCCGGGAATCTGTCTGAAAATCGGAACATCGATGGGACGTTTGAAGAGCGTCAAGCCGCGCATCGGCGCGGTCGCACCACGGCTCGGCCGTGCGCCATCCGACGAGCGGGCGCGGCACCGCGAGCGTGACCGCACGCAGCCATGGCGCGCCTGGTACAAGACGGCACGCTGGCAGAAGCTCAGATGGGCTGTGCTGGTGCGCGATCTCTTCACCTGCCAGATGGCAGGATGCGGACGGATCGAGGCGGCCACGTCGCAACTCGTAGCCGACCACAGGACGCCGCATCGTGGTGACGAGCGGCTGTTCTGGGATGAAGGCAACCTGCAGTGCCTCTGCAAGCCGTGCCACGACAAGGTCAAGCAGGCCGAAGAGCGGCGAGGCTTAGCAGCGATCTAGCTGAAACGCGATCATATCGAGATCCTTTTGGAGTTCGTAGAACTCGCATGCGAGTGCGGCGATCTTGTCGGGCGTCACCGCGTTGAAGCGTTGCTGGGGCGGTTCTTTGCGGGGCTGCGCGTATTCGATGGCGAGAGGCTTTGCGTAGTAGCCAGCGCGCTCATTGCCAAACAGGCCGACGTCTATCGCATCGTGAATGGCGCGATGACGCTGCATACGAAGGTTGCTGAACCTATCCACTAGAGCGTTGGCGGATTGCCGAAGATCTGGCTGCGAGATCAGAGCAATGCGATCGCGGACAAATTGCCGACTCTCCCGGTTCCAATTTCGGAGTTCAGCCGCTGATACCTCGATGGCGAGGTTGTTGGGTGAGCCTTCAAACGGAATCACGGCGCAAAGGTTGATGAGGTTATTGTCTGCATAGGCTGCCTGCATCGCGAGGTGCCCGAGTGGTTCGATAAATGGAGCGCGGTACTCGTCAACGGGCGGTAGGTGCATCGGCTTTCCATCGTGGTTCTCGAGACTAGGACGAGTCTCGCCGAAATCAGGGGGGCGGGTCAAAAGTTCCCGAGGTCATCGCCGCTAGACCCCCGCCCCTCTCATTCAGGGGTTTTTTTTCGTCGCTCGGAATTTGACGATGACGGTTTGAGGCTCAGCGCTGGAGGCGGTGATCGGGACGCCTTTGTTCGCAGCGGTTGCCGATCGGGCAGTCGCCAAGACGGCCGGTGATCGGCCCATTATTTTTCGTTTCGAGGTTTACCCATGGATCCGGCTTTCGATCTCCTGGGCGACCCGATCCCTGAGAACTTCGGGGGGCGGGGGCGCCCGCCACACATGCCGACGACGCAGAACCGCAACAAGGTCGTACTGCTGCTCGCGCAGGGCTGGCCGAACGGCCGGATCGCCGACGCGCTCGGCATCACGGAGCCGACGCTGCGCAAGCACTATCGCCGAGAGCTGGCGGTGCGTGATGCGGCGCGTGACAAGGTCGAGGCGATCGGCCTGCTCACGCTCTGGGAACAGGGCCGGGCCGGTAACATGGCGGCGATGAAAGAATATTTCCGCCGCCATGACGCGATCATGGCCGAGGCCTTCGACCGCAGCGTGGCGCGCGAGACCGAAAAGGTTGGCAAGAAGGAGCGCCTCCGTCGTGAAGCGGAGAACCCGCCGGACGATTGGGAATCGGTAACGCCACGGATGGCACACTGACATGGGCGATTTCGCCTGCCTTGACTGGTTTGAGAAGCTGAAATCCGGCCGGCCGCCGCTGCCGGACAATCTGCCGCTCGACCAGGAAGAGGCGCGGCTGGCGATCGAGGCGTTCAACAAGCTGCGCCTGCCGGACGTGCCCGGCAAGCCGCTCCTGCGGGACGTCGCTGGCGACTGGGCAAAGGATTTCGTCGGGGCGATCTTCGGCCTGGTCGATATGAGCGAGGATCGGTCCGTCATCGTCGACCGTAAGGCGCGCAAGTTCTTCCAGCTCGTCCCGAAGAAAAATTCGAAGACGACGAACGGCGCGGCGATCATGATGACGGCGATGATCCGCAATCGCCGGCCGAACGGCGAATTCCTCCTTGTTGGTCCGACGCAGGCGACGGCCGAGCGGGCGTATGAGCAGGCCGAGGGTATGGTGAAGGCCGATCCGTATCTCACGAAACGGTTTCACCTGCGCGAGCACCTGAAGACAATTGAGGACCGGAACAACGGCGCGAAACTGCGCATCAGGTCTTTCGACAACAAGGTGATGACGGGGGCAAAGCCGGTCGGCGTCCTGGTCGACGAGCTGCACGAACTCGGCAAGATCGCCTACGCCTCCAAGGTGATGACGCAGATCGAGGGCGGCATCATCGCCAACACCGAAGGGTTCGTCATCATCATCACGACGCAATCCGACGAGCCGCCATGCGGCGTTTTCGAAGACGAATTGAAGCTGGCGCGCGCGGTGCGCGACGGCGAGTTCCTCGACAGCGAGACGCTGCCGATGATCTACGAGTTTCCGCGCGAGATGCAGGCCGACGAGGCGCAGCCCTGGGCGAACCCGGACAACTGGCCGATGGTGCTGCCGAATGTCGGCAAGTCTATCACGGTCGAGCGCCTCCTGCCGAAATACCGTGAGGCGCGTGAAGCCGGAATCGAAAAGCTCTCGATCTGGGCGTCGCAGCATCTCAATGTCGAGATCGGCATTGCGCTGAACAAGGATCGCTGGGCCGGCACGATGTATTGGCCGGGCGCGACCGACGAGAAGCTGTCGCTCGACGCGATCATCGCGCGATCGGAAGTTGCGACGATCGGTATCGACGGCGGCGGCCTCGACGATCTCATGGCGCTGTCCGTCATTGGGCGTGAGAAGGGCAGCCGCCGATGGCTCCATTGGGCGCGTGCCTGGGCGCAGCCCGATGTCTTCGACCGGCGCAAGGAGATCGCCAGCAAGCTGCGTGATTTCGAGAAGGGTGGGGATCTGATCGTCTGCAAGGACACCGAACAGGACGTGATCGAGATCGCCGATATTTGCGAGCGACTGTTTCTCTGCGGATTGCTGCCGGAGAAAGCCGGGATCGGTCTCGATGCCTACGGCGTCGCCAGCATCCTGGACGCGCTCGACGAGCGTGAGATGGCGGGCGATCTCACTATGGCGGTGGCGCAGGGCTACAAACTGCAGACGGCCGTCAACACGCTGCCGCGCAAGCTGAAGGATCGCACCATGGTGCATTGCGGCCAGCCGCTCATGACCTGGGTGGTCGGCAACGCGAAAACCGAGCTGCGCGGATCCAACTACCTGGTGACGAAGCAGGCCGCCGGCGCATCGAAGATCGACCCGCTCATGGCGACGTTCAACGCCGCCATGCTGATGTTTCTCAATCCTGTCGCTGCCGGTGGACCTTCGGTCTACGAGGAGCGCGGCATACTCATGGTGTAGCGGATGGGTTTTCTCGACATCTTGAGCCGATCGACGGCGCCGCAGCCGCGTGCGAGCCTGGTGCCGCAGGTGTCGCGAAACGATGCCGGTCCAGTTCGTGCCATGGTGGGCGACAGCCACGGCTTTCAGGGTCTCGACGATCCGCAGTTGCTCGAGTTCATCCGATCCGGCCACGGCGCAGCGACGGAAGCGGGGGTATCGGTCTCGGCTCGCACGGCCATGAAGAACACCACGGTGCTGCGGTGCGTGTCGCTGATCTCCTTCGCGATCGGCATGCTGCCGCTGCATCTCTATGACAAGGCAACCAAGCAAAAGGCTGATGATCACCCGCTCTTTCCGGTGCTGCACCGTCGACCGAATGCATGGCAGACCGCCTACGAGTTCCGCAGCCTGATGCAGCAGCGCGCCCTCGGCGCAAGCGGCGACGGAAATCGCGGAGACGCCTTCGCTCTGATCGTGCGCAGTGGGACGCGGATCACGCAGCTTGTGCCGCTTAAAACCGAGCATGTCACGCCGCGTCAGCGCGCCGACTGGTCGCTCGAATATGAATATCGTCGGCCGGATGGTGGGCGGACCGTTTTTGCGCAGCGCGACATCTTTCACCTGCGTTATGGCCTTTCGGAAGACGGCTTTTCGGGGCTGTCTCTGGTGCGCCAGGCGGCCGAGGCGATTGCGCTCGCCGTCCAGACCGAGAAAGCGGCCGCGCGCCTCTTCCGCAACGGCATGGTGGTTGGCGGCGCACTGAAGCATAAGGGCAAGCTCTCACAGGAAGCCTATGAGCGCCTGAAATCCAGCATGGATGAGCGCGAAGGCGCTGCCAACGCGCACCGATGGCTCATCCTCGAGGAAGGCATGGAGATGGGCGATGGCGGCCAGTCCGGCCGCGACAGCCAGGCGATCGAGCAGCGAAAACACCAGATCGAAGATATCGCCCGCCCGTTCGGAGTACCGCGTCCGTTGCTCGGCGTCGATGACACGTCATGGGGATCGGGCATTGATGTCCTCGGCCAGTTCTTCGTCCGCTACGGCCTCAATCCATGGTTCGAGGCATGGCAGCAGGCGATCGAGCGCTCTTTGCTGACGCCGGCCGAGGCGGATCGTTACGAGGCCAAGTTCAACGCCGGCGCGCTCCTGCGTGGCTCAATGACCGAACAGGCCAATTTCTTCGCCAAGGCACTCGGCGCCGGCGGGCATCAGCCATGGATGCATTACGAAGAGGTCCGCGACCTCGCCGAGCTGCCCAACCGCAGCGACATTCCCGGTCCGATGGGCCAGCAGCAGAACGGAGACGGCAATGAGCCTTCGTAATCTCCCATCACTGAAGGCCGAGCGCCTGCCGGCCGTTTGCGCATTCGAGCCGGATATCGAGGCGATCGAGCGCTGGGATCTTGGGCTGAAGGCGGAGCGCTCGCCGGAAAACACCATCACGATCCTCGATATGATCGGTGAAGATTTCTGGACGGGCGAGGGCGTGACCGCAAAACGGGTCTCCGCAGCGCTCCGCGCCATCGGCGATCAGGAAGTCTTCGTCGACATCAACTCGCCAGGTGGCGATTATTTCGAGGGCGTCGCGATCTACAACGCGCTGCGCGAGCACCCGAAAAAGGTCACTGTGCGCATTCTCGGCCTCGCCGCATCGGCCGCGTCGGTCATCGCCATGGCGGGCGACGAGATCCAGATCGGCAAGGCCGGCTTCATCATGGTGCACAACGCCTGGGTCGTTGCGATCGGCAACCGCCATGATCTCAATGAAGCGGCAAAAACGATGGAGCCCTTCGACGACGCGATGGCAACCGTTTACGCCGAGCGCGCGGGCGTCAAGAAATCGAAGGCCGCCGAGTGGATGGACAACGAGACCTGGTTCAACGGCGAGCAGGCCGTTGCCGAAGGTCTGGCCGACGCCTTCCTGCCGGCCGACATGATCGGCCAGGACACGGCGAAGGCCACGGAAGGCCGCCGCGTAAACGCGACGAGGCGCGTCGACGCGCTGCTGGCCAAGCAAGGAATCCCTCGGACAGAACGCCGTGCGCTTCTGTCCGAGGCGAAAGGGGGCACGCCTTGCGCTACCCCCACCGTCACGCACGACGCTGACGATCTCAGGGCTGCGATTACGCAGCTTCGATCAACGCTCCAAAACTAGGAGATATCCATGAAAATGAACTGTATCGCGATCGCCTGTCTGGCGATTGCGGGCGCTGCCGCGTGCGTGACACTCTTCGGCGCCGAACCCGTATTTTCTGCAGAGTTCCTAGCGAATGAACTTCTGCAGACCTCCGCCGCCATGGGCGCCATGCTTCCCGGCCTGCCGCGTCCACGTGGCATCGTCGCCGTTCGCGCGGATGCGTCCGGCGACATCAAGGCGCTGCTCGGCGACCTCAACAAGGATTTCGAGACCTTCAAGGCCACCATGTCCGAAAAGGACAGGGAGATGGCGAAGAAGTTCGACGACGTCGTCACCACTGAAAAGCTGGAACGCGTCAACTCGAGCGTTTCGGAACTCCAGGCGGCGGTCGACCAGGCCAATGCGCAGCTGGCGGCCATGTCTGTCGGCGCCGGCGGTGAGCATGCCGTGAAGGACAAGGAATATACCGAGGCCTTCCGTGCCCATTTCAGCAAGGGCGAAGTGCAGGCGGCTCTCAACAAGGGCGCGGACGACGAGGGCGGTTATCTTGCCCCTGTCGAGTGGGATCGCACGATCACCGACGCGCTGGTCGAAGTCTCGCCCATGCGCCAGATTGCCCAGATCCAGAACATCTCCACGGCCGGCTTCAAGAAGCTCTTCAACAACCGTGGGATGGGTTCCGGATGGGTCGGTGAAACGGCAGCTCGGCCGCAGACCAATACGCCGGACTTCAGCTCTCTGACCTTCACGCCGGGTGAGATCTACGCCAACCCGGCGGCAACACAGCAGATGCTGGATGATGCCGAGGTCAACCTTGAGGCCTGGATGGCGGGCGAGGTCGAGACCGAATTCTCCTATCAGGAGGGTTTGGCTTTCGTTGCCGGCGATGGCGTCAACAAGCCACGCGGTTTCCTCACCTATGTAGATGCCGGCGCCAGCGACGGTCATCACCCGTGGGGCAATATCCCGACGATCGATGCTGCAGCTGCGGCGGCGATCGACCCCGACGAGCTGTTCGACATGATCTATTCGCTGCCTGGCGAATACACGTCGGCAGCACGGTTCGTCATGAACCGTACCTCACAGGGCACCGTCCGTAAGCTGAAGGACGGGCAGGGCAACTATCTGTGGCAGCCATCTTTTGCGGCTGGCCAGCCGGCGACGCTCGCGGCCTATCCGATCACGGAAATGCCCGCGATGCCTGACGTTGCCGCCGGTGCGATCCCGATCGCTTTCGGTGATTTTCGCCGCGGCTATCTGATCGTCGATCGCGTTGGCGTTCGCGTTCTCCGCGATCCTTACACGAACAAGCCATACGTCCACTTCTACACCACGAAGCGGGTCGGCGGCGGCGTCCAGGATCCGACCGTGATGCGCCTCCTTAAGATGGCCGCCGTCTAAAACCGGCGCACGACCATGATGATGGCGATCCTCGCCATCATCCTCATTTCAATCTGGAGACAAGACAATGTCTGCGAAGAAAACGAGTGATACCGCAGCTGCCGCCGGTGCCGATCAGTCGCCAGCTCCGGCCACGGAAACCAATGAGGCAAGCGGCGCAATCATAGAGCCGCAGATCACGGAAGGTATCGACCTCGAGCATCCCGCGATCGACAACAATCCGCGTGCTCGCACATCGGCGGAACAGAACCGCCGCGACATGAACGACCCGCGCCGCCGCAAGCCGAACGCGCAGGACTTTGCCGGCAAGGGGCTCGACCCGACCCCCTACGGCCAGCCGAGCAAGTCGTCGAAGAAGCGTAAGAAGTAGCCGCTGCACGCAGCTATGGGCGCGTGGCGCAGGTCGCGCGCCCTTGTCGAAAGGTCTTTACATGCTTCGTCCTGTCCTCGTCACCCCGCCGGCGGTTCGGATCGTCTCTGTTGCCGACGTCAAGCTTCTGCCTGGCGTTGACGCTGATGACGTCCTGATCGAGGGATTGATTGATGCGGCCATTGCCAAACTGGACGGCTGGACAGGTGTGCTCGGCCGGGCTTTGGCAGAGCAGACGTGGCGGCAGGATATTGAGCGGTTCGATCGGTGCATGGAACTGAAGCTCGGGCCGGTGCTGTCGATCGAAAAGGTCGCCTGGGTTGATCTGGTTGGCGACGAGACGGTCATCGATTCGTCGGCGTATCGCCATGTCATCGATGCGGGTGGCCGGGATTTTTTCCGCTTCGTTGACGCCTACGGTCCGCCTTCGGGCATCGACCGGAACAGTGTGCTCTCGGTGACCTATAAGGCCGGATATCCGACCGTCGAGGGTGTCTCGACCGTTCCGGCCCCGATCAAGACGGCGCTCCTTTTCACCGTAAAGGATATGCTCGCAGCGACGGCCGAGAATGGCGGCCTTCGGTCATTCGAGGTGCAGGACGCCTGGCGCGAGGACTACAGCAGCCCGCAGATCGTCAGCGAGAACACGCGGCGGATCGTTGATAGCCTGCTCGCGCCGTACCGCAGGTACAGCCTATGAGCGCGGGAAAGTATCGCAGTCTCTTTCGTCGGCGTGGCGAAGTGGTCGTTCTGCGACGCATCGTTGCCAATCAGCCAGATCAGGATCTCGGGGCCGTGCATGCGCGGATCTCGGGCTACAAGGCCGAGGAAATCGCCGCTGGTATCGATGCCGGCGAACGGCAGGTGATCCTGCTCGCCGAAGACGTCGCTTCGTTCGATCCGCCCGTTCGCAAGAATGATCGGCTGGCGCGTGCTGATGGGGCGGTCCTGACTATCGAATCCGTTGACGGCAGCACGCACATGGATGGGGATACGATCCTCGCCTATGTCTGCCGGGCGTCTGGGGCATCCTGATGAGCTGGGACCGCGACCCTGTCCTGACGTTCAACGATCTCGCGGAAGATCTGACCTCGCCGGAAGCGCGATCGGCGCGGCTTGCCAGGTTCGCCCGCGAAGCGATCGATGAGGCGCAGACATTCAATCGCAGCGCGACCGGCCGCGACGTGCCGTATGAGGTTACCGTCGACCGCCAGAAGGGCAAGCCGATCGACCAAGTCGCGCCGGATGGTGTCGTCATCGCCGAATTCGAGCTGATCGGCGCGGTCATCGAATGGATCGGCGACGAGCTGCTCAAGGCTTCGCCGATCCTGACCGGGCGGTTCATGCGCAGCCATCTGCTCTTTGTCGATGGGGTCGAGCATACGCCCGGCGCTGCGCTGCCGAACGGCGCGGCGGAATTCGTCTTTGTCAACAGCCAGCCTTACGCCCGGAAGATCGAGCGCGGCCAGTCAGCGCAGGCGCCGGACGGCGTCTATGAGGTTATCGCCGCCATCGCGAAAAAGCGCTTCGGCAACCAGGCGCAGATCCGTTTCTCCTTCCGCTCTATCAGCGGGTCGAAAGCCTCGGCCGACCGGCAGCCGGCGATCATCGTGAGGGCGCGATAGATGGCGCATTTTAATGTCGTGCAGGCTGTCGAGGCACGGTTGGAGGCGGGCTTCAATCAATGTCCGATCGCGATCGAGAACGACGGCGATCAGACGGTTCCGGATACCGATACCGCATTCGTGATGGTGCAGTTTCCCTGGTCGACCTCCGAATGGGAGACGATCGAAGGTGCTGGCGGTTGCGACTTCCTCGAGGAAGGCGGCATTCGTTTCGTGCTCGCCGTTCCGGCTGGACGCGGCACGCATCGCTATCGGCCCTGGCTCGACGACATCGCCACGCTTTTCCGGGGCCAAGCTTTTGGCGGCGTGCAGACATTCGCGCCGACTTCGCCGACGAGCGACGATCGCAATGACGGGGCTGGCTATTACCGGCTCTCGATCGTCGTTCCCTATCAGTATCTGATCCAAGGATGACGATCATGCCGATGATTGAGAATGTGTCGTTTCACCCGCAGCGCTTCACGCAGAAGGGCGGCAAGCGGATCGAGATTGCGCCCGGCGACAGTGCGCCGGTCGATATCGACAAAGACAATATTCATGTGCGCGCCAAGATCCGCGCCGGCCTGATCGTCTTCGGTGGCGGCAAACGCCAGGGAAAGACGGCAGCCCAGTCAACAGGCTCGGCCGCACCAGCTCGGACCCGCAAGCGGAAAACGACGAAGACGACGCCCGCGGCGAAACCCGTCACCGGTACAGACCCCGCAGAATAGGCGCCGTTTCCAGCGCTACCCGACCTCGCATCCGCGAGCCCATGGCTGCCGTCAATCCGGCGGCCTTTTTCCCGTGCCTTGAAGCCAAAGGAGATCAAAGGCCATGGCAAACAAAGTGAACCCCGTCGCCCGTTCGAAAGTATCGATCGGCGCGGCAACCACCACGTGGGACGAGGCGACCGCTGCCGCCGATCTCACCTATGAGCTCATCGGCCGAATCCGCAACATCGGGAACTTCGGCGACACCTTCCAGGACATCTCGGTTGACGAAGTCAATGATGGCCGCACCCGCCACGGCAAAGGCACCGCCAATGCCGGCACGATGGATCTCGTCTGTAGCCTCGACGACAGCGATGCGGGTCAGGTGGCCGCTAAGGCTGCCGCAGATTCCTACGACGCGTTCAACTTCAAGATCGAGCTGGCCAAGCCCGATGGAACGTTCAAGACCGTCTACATCTCCGCTCTGGTGATGTCCAAGACGTTTGGTCTCGGCGGCCCGAACGACACGCAGACGATCACCTTCTCGCTTACCCTCAACGAAGCGCCGATCGAAGTCGACCCGGCCTGATCCCTCACTCTCGCGAGAGCGGGGCGGCGGCTTGATCGGAGGCCGTCGCCCCATCCGATCCCGATCCGATCATCCGACATCTGCAAAACAGGATATCCGACATGAAAACTCTCGTTTCCGACGTCACGATCACGCTCGACGGCAACGATTACCCGCTGCGCCCCTCGCTCAAGGCCGCCTCGGCCATCTCCAATCAGTATGGCGGCTTCATGGGGGCCTATCAGGCGCTTGCCAACGGCAACCTCCAGGCCATCCAGTTCATTGTCCGGCAGGCCATTCCCACTCCCGATCAGCGCGGCATCAGCACACAGGAGCTCAATGAAATGGTCTGGCGCACCGGCACGACGACGCTGACCGCTCCGATCTCGAAATACCTGTCGCGCCTGCAGAATGGCGGCCGTGATCCGAGCGGCGAGGATGATGACGATGCCATCGCTGACGAAGGCAATGAGGGAAACGGCGAGATCTGATCACGGTCGACGAGTATTTCGTCCAGCTCTACGAGGTGGCGGTGCGCGTGCTCCGTGGATGGTCGGATAGCGACATCATGGAGTGCGACATCCTCCGCCTCGACAGGGCAGTGACCGTGGTCTCCGACGCGACCGACAGCGAATGGCGTGCCCGCTACAAGATCGGCGGGTTCAACATCAAGGAACCCGGCTGGGATCGCGAGATGGGCGACGATGAATTCAACAGCAGCCTCGGCGAGGCCCTGGTGATGTTTTCACGTCAGGGGCAGCGATAAGCCGTACCAGCCATATTGGCGCCAGACCATCCGCTGGATGATCGCGTCATCAGGATGGTGTTGCCGCCCATGGCGGCGGCGTCGTTCTTCATCTGATTCTCGGCTGCTTCTATGGCGATCGCAACCATGGCCCCGCCGAACAAGTTGTGGTTGCCCTCGACTGTCCCCAATCGTTCGCACCCTTCAACCTCAAAGGGTGCAGACGTGATCTCAACGTTAGCTGTCGTCTGCGTTTCAGTCGTCGCGCAGCCCGCCAAGATTACCAGTCCTGCAAGTCCAAAATACTTCATCACTCTGCCCTCCATGCGGGCAAGAGCATAGTCAATGCACGGCAAAGTCCACAAGGGCACCTGAATGGCAAAAGACACCATCAGAACAGTGACGGTGCGCGGCAGAGAGGAAAATCTCGATGCCGTTGCGGACAAGCTGCGCAAGGTCGGCCAGGCGGGCCAGCAGGCGGGTGCCGGCGTCCAGAAGTTCGGCAATGACAGCGTTGCGGGTGCAGCCAAGATCGGTGACATCGATCGCGAGCTTGATCGTCTGCAAAACGGCCTCGTCGGGTCGGGGCGTGCCTTCGCGCAGTTTGAAAGCGGGATGAAGGCGAGCCAGAGGGCTCTGGACGCCGGCAAGATCGACATTCAGGAATATTCCCGCCTCGTCAGTGACCTGCAGCAGCGGCTGCAGCGGTCGATCGCGCCGAATCTCGGAACCGACGTCAACGCCAGTGGCATCAATCGCCTGCTCGACGGGCAGACAAAGCTCGATGCGGCCACGCGCCGGACGATCAAAGGCATGCTTGACCAGCAGCAGGCGGCTCAGCGTGCGTATTCCGAGCAGGCCGACGCGGTTGCGCGGCAGAGTGAAGATGTCGCGCGCCTGCGTGCGCAGATCGATCCGTATGGCGCGGCGCAGGCGCGGCTCAATCAGGAACTTGCCGAGTACAATGCACTTGCTGCCAGCGGCGCGATCTCGTCTTCGGAACTGGCGCAGGCGACGGCGATGGCCAATCAGCGTTTCAGCGATACGGCGCAGCGGCTCGGGGTTGCCAACGACAACATCCGCCTCAGCGGCATGCAGATGCAGAACCTCGGCTATCAGGTCAACGACGTCGCAACGATGTTGCTGATGGGTGCGTCGCCGTTCCAGATCATCGCATCGCAGGGCGGCCAGGTCGTGCAGGCGTTGTCCATGTCGCCGGGCGGTGTCGGCGGATCGCTGCGGGCGATCGGAACGCAGATCGCCTCGCTCGCGACGCGCACCAATCTGATCGTCGGCGGGCTGACGGCGGCGGCCGGTGCCGCGATTTATTTTGCGACCCGTACCGACGATTCCGCGAAGACTGCGACCGAGGCGCTGGAGGGTTACAGTGATCTGATCACGCAGCTCGAGACGGGCTATGAGCGTGCGGCCGATGCGGCTACCGAGTTCTTCGAGCGCGCCCAGCAGGAAGGGCCGAACGTCGCGCTTGCCCGCATCCAGAGGACGGAAACCGAGCTGCTGGCCTCGCTGGCGCGCGAGATCGACGGGCTTCGGAATCGCACCCGGTCTTTCATCACAGAATGGGAGGACATCAGTCCTGCCGTGCTGGAAGGGCAGCAGGAAATCCGCGACCTCGTCGACAATGGCGTTGAGGGCGGGATGTCCGTTGCCGAGCTGCAGAATGAGCTGGCTAAGATCCGGATCGACCCCGCCACGCCGCGGTCGATCGTCGAGATCGTCGACGGTCTCAGTGACGCGGCCGACAATGGCCGATCGCTCGAAGCGGCGCTCGACGCTATCGGGGAGGCCGCAGCCGATGCGAACCAGAAGATGGGGCGGCTGCGCATCCCGTCGATCGGTGACGAAATGGAGCGATGGGGTGGATCGGTCGATTATCTGCGGCGGATGAACCCTGAAGGCTACAATGAACTGCGCACGGGTCTGGAGGACCAGGCGGACGCCGCAGAGGAGGCGGGCAAAGCTGCGCGGGAATATTCGGATGCCATCGCCGATCAGGAACGGTCGATGGATGAGACCGTCGATGCGCTGCGCCGCCAGATCGACATGTTCGGTGCGTCGGAAGGCGCGATCGCCGCCAACGAGTTTCGCATTGAAGCCTTGTCCGAGGCGCGGCGCGCCGCACGTGAAGCCGGCGAGATCGTCACGCCAGAGCAGGAGGCCGCGATCGAGCGGCAGGCTGAGCTTGTCGGCGTGCTGACTGATCAGATCGACGCCATGACGGAAGCGCAGCGGCAGGCTGAGCGCGTCGGCGACCTGATTGCAGATCTCGAATTCGAGACGTCGATCGCCAACATGAGCGATCTCGATCAGGATATCGCGCGCACGCTCGACCGCTATGAAGTCGCCTTCGACAGTTTCGACGGACAGCGGATCGCCGGTGCGATGCGTTACAACGACGCCGTCGAGCGGACAAACGATGCGATGCGTGAAAGCCATGATCTGGCGCGCGATTTTGCCGGCGATCTCCTCGACGGGTTGATGTCGGGTGAGAACGCGCTCGACAGCCTGATCGAGACGTTCGCCCGCCTCGGGCAGCAGTTCGCAGAGATCGGACTCGACAAGCTTATGGATGGCTGGTTCGGCGGTGAAGCCGTCACGCCTTCTTTCAGCTTCACGCCGCCGACGCCCGTGCCGAGCTACACGCCGCAGGCTGCGCCGGTAATTGACGATCGCCAGTTTCGCGAGGTCAATGAGGCACTGACGCGCACCAGCCAGAGCGCGATGGACGTGGCGCTGCAGTTCGAAGGGCTGAATGAGCGGGCCGACACGGGCACGCTCGACAGCTTCCTCATGGCATCGGGCAACTGGAACAACCTTTCGGCCTCCGACACGGCCTGGTGCGCCGCCTTTGCCAATGCTGCGATCTCTCGCGCCGGCGGGCAGGGCACCGGATCGAACCTCGCATCGTCGTTCCTTGACTGGGGCATGGGGACACATAACCCGCAGGTCGGCGATATAGTGGTGCTGAAGCCGCAGTCGTCAGGTGCGTCCGGCCATGTCGGCTTTCTCGCCGGCTTCAAAGACGGGACGGTGCAGCTCTTTGGCGGCAACCAGGGCAACGCGGCGAAGTTCAGCAATTTCGATATCGACGACGTCGTCGGCTACCGCACCGATCCGTCGCTGCGCGGCATTCCGACGACGCAGCTGCCCGAGATCATGGCGCGCGCGACGGAAAATGGCGTTGTCGGCGGGTTCGATCGCGTCGGACGTGAATGGGGTATGGACTACGATACATCCGGCCCCAGCGGCTCGGGGCTGTTCTCGCGTTCCGGCATGGGTGTCCTGGGTGCGGGCATAGGCGCATTTGCCGGCGGCGCGCAATCCGGCAATCCGCTGATGGGTGGCATCTCCGGAGCGATGAGCGGATTCGGCGCGTCTTCTGCGATCGGCACAGCTATCCCCGCACTTGCTGGTATCGCTGGGCCCGTCGGCATGATCGGCGGCGCCATCCTCGGCATCTTCGGCGGCATTTTCGGCAAATCGAAACAGAAGAAACAGGAGCGTCAGAAGGCCCGGCAGGAACTTGAGAGCCAGATGGGCCAGATCACCACGTTCCTCGACGAGATCTCGGGGATCTTTTCCGGCCCTTATCTCTCGCGCTTCCGCGAGACCTCGGACGAGCTGAAGAAGATCCGCGATCTCGCCGCCAAGGCCGGCGATCAGGATCTCGTCAAGCGCGTGACGGAAGCCTCGGAATCGTTTTTCGAAGAGATCGTCGCGGACTACGAGCGCTCGATCGGCGGCATCCTTGAAAGCTTCCGGGCCGGCACCGGCTACAGTGGCGCGTTCGTCGAGGCCAACGAGGCGGTCAAGGAATTGGAAAAGAGCCTCCTCGGCCTCGTCGAGGATGCCAAGTTCATGGCGAATGCCGGTGGCTCCTATGACAGCGCGCTGGAAGCGGCCGGCGGCAAGCCGCTCAATCCCGGCTTCGAAGGCCGCAGCTTCTATCGCGCGTACAATCCTGACGCGGGCATCGACGGCGCCTATATCGACGCGGTCAATCGCTGGACCGAGACACTCAACGATATCGGCTTCAACCCCTATACCGAGATGAAGGGGACGATTGGCAACGATCCGGTCGGCGGCATTGCCAAGTTCAATTCGGTCGACGGGCTACGCGTCAAGCTGGAAGAGCTGGGCGTCGTCTTTGACGAGCTGGGCGAGCCGATCGATAAGGCGACGCTAGCGGCCGAGAAGGCCGCGAATGGTCCATCTGTTCAGGAGGCACGCGAGGCCGCGCAGATGATGGCTCGGCGCTCGCTGATCGGCGCCGAGGAATTCACCGAGATCGAGGAGCGGATCCAGAGTTTCGAAGGGACGGCGGCCGGGCTCCAGCAAGTGCTGGAAAAGCTCGACATGAGCGCCGACGAGGCGGCCACGACAATTGCCGAAGATCTGCAGACGGCACTCGACGATCTGCGCGATGAGTATGTCGAAGGCCTGCAAGCCGGCATCAACGATCTCAACGATCGCGGCTATCTCAACGAGTTCGACGATTTCGCCGATCGGTTCGAAGACCGTCAGACCGATCTTTCCGAGCTGGAAATGGACGGCGCACTGGCGATCGAAGAGCTCTCGGCCTCGCTCGTCGATGTTATCTCCAATTCGGAAGTGACGGTCGGCGCGATGCGCGACCTGGCAGCCCGTTTCCCTGAGATCGCAACCGAACTTGGCGCGGTCTGGGAAGCTTTCCGCGACCAGCGCCGGGATTTCACGAACGACCTCACAGCATCGATCAATGATCTTTCCGGCGTTGCCTATCTCAACCAGATCACGGATGCGCAGACGCGCTACAATGAGCGCCTGGAAGAGGCCGAGCGACTTGGTCTATCCGGCGGCTTGGCGCTGACCGAACTGAACCTTGCCGTCGCCCAGATCGCCCAGAGCGCGGATCTCTCGCAAGACGAGCTGGACCGGCTTGCCAAGATCTTCCCGGAGATTGCATCGAGCCTCACCGGCGCGCTCGGCGTCTCGACGGTGGCCGAGGCGCAGGAAGCGGTCGACGAGGCCCGCGAAAAGCTGCGCCGGGCCTACGAGGAAGAAAAGTCGGCCATCGAGCAGGTCATCGACCGGACAGAAGCGTTCATCGACACGCTGAAGGATCTGCGGCTCGACATGCGGCTCGACGAGAACCTGTCGACGCTCGATCCGCGCGAACGGATGCTCGAGGCACAGCGCGAATTTCGCGAGGTCGCCGCCGCCGCGATGTCAGGCGACGAGGATGCGCAGGCGGAGCTTGCCGGCATCACGCAGGAATATCTCAGTGAGGCGCGGGACTATTACGCCTCGTCCGAGGACTATTTCCAGATCTGGGAGGAAGTCGACCGCACGCTTGCCCGCACCGAACGGCTCGCCGGCCAGCAGCTGACGGACGCTCAGAAACAGCTGAAGGCGCTCGATCGGCAGGTGGAAGCGCTCATCGATATCGACGAGAGCGTGATGTCTGTCGTCGATGCGATCGCCGAGCTGACCAAGGCAATCGCCGAGCTGGAATTCGCGCAGCAGCAGGCAACCGGCGGCAGCTCATCCTGGCAGGATGCGCGGGCGAAGGACCGCGCCGACAACGGTGTCCAGATCGACCCGATTACCAAGGCCTATCGCGATATCCTCGGCCGCGACCCGAGCAAGGCCGATGTCGACTACTGGAGCGGCGGCGGCTTTACGAACGACCAGATCCGCGACCGAATTGAAGACATTGCCAATGCCGGCGGCATGCGCCTCGGCGGGATCGTCGGTGCTTATGCCGGCGGGGGTATCGTTGGCAACGGGATCTGGGATCGCGACAGTGTTCTGGCGCGATATGCCGGCGGCGGTCAGATCGCGCTGGCCGGCGGTGAGGGTGTCCTCAAGGCACCGTCGATGCGCAAGCTCGGCCCGGATGTGTTTCACCACATCAACCATACCGGCACGCTGCCGCAGAACGATAATCGCGCAGAGATTGCCGGTCTACGAGCAGAAGTTCGTCGTCTGGGCGACGTCATCGCGCAAAAGTCCGACGAAGAGCAGGACGTCGCGCGCGGTGGCTTTGGCGCCATGGAAAAAGAGTTTCGTCGGGCGCAGAGTACGCAACGGTTGAACGAGAAGCTTGATAAGCTTCAAGCCTCAGGGGGCCGATGACCATTTATCCGCGGCTTTGGCTCCATCCACGAACAGTCCCCACGCTATATGTTTTGCGTGATTGACCCACTGATCCTCAGGCACATCCGCCCGTTTGAACCAAGTTCTCACTTTGCTGATCTGCTGGTCGATCCGTAACTCCAGAAGAACAACGACGCACTCGCGATCAAATGTCCCTGGGCTATCGTACCCGAACGACTTCAAATCGTGCTGGGTGAAATAATCACCAGCATCCTCGCCTTCAATTCTCAGAACCCGCAAACCATCAGCCATCTCTGCCTCCTGAATTCGATGAGGGGTAATGCTGGCTGTTTATCACAACAGATACAACCTTGGAGCGTGCGCATGGCGAACATGACGAACTATCTCGAAAAGAAGCTGCTCGATCACACGCTGGGCAAGGCGGCATTCGCCATGCCGGCGACCGTCTATTTGGCTCTCTTCACCAGCGATCCCGGCGAAGTGGGCAGTGCGGCGGGCGAGGTAACCGAGGGCGGATATGCCCGCCAGGCCATCACGGGCGCAATGAGCGCCGCCGATGCGACATCCGGCACATCGACGAATACCGCCGCAATTTCGTTCGGGCCAGCTACCGAGGACTGGGGCATGATCAGCCATGTGGGTGTCTTCGATGCGGAGACCGGCGGGAACATGCTTCTTTATGGCGAAATGCCGGCAGCAAAGCTGATCAATTCCGGGGATAGCGGCCAGTTTGGCGCATCACAATTCTCGACGTCCTTCGGCTGAGATAGCACGCGATGCTCGGCTTCAATGCGGTATCCGGCCAGCCCATCGCATCGGTGGGTGGATCTTTCGTTGAGCTGTCCGCCGCGCTCACGGGGACAGCATCGCTCGATGCCTCCATGGCGGGCACCTTCGCTCTTGCTGCTGCCCTTGATGGAGAGTCAGCGATCAGCGGTATCTTCGGCATCATCAATGCGTTCTCTATCCATCTCGAGGGCAGTGCGACGATTGTCGCCGACTACAATCTCCAGGCGTTCTTCGTCTCGCTCGTTCTGACCGGGTCGAGCATCGAAGCGGCCCTGACGCCAATCCGCGGTTTCTCAATCGAGATGGAGGGCGATGCGACGGTTTCGCCCTTCATGGTGTCGGCGTTCGAAGCTCTGATCACGGATCCGACCCGGCGCCTGACGTATGCCGTCGAACTCGATCCATGGCCTGTCCAACCCTATTCGGATGCCGCCTAATGCTTGGACATGAGCCGATTGCCGGTGTTCCGAACGCAGCTGTCAGCGAATGGCGCGCGCATCTCGTCGGCCGCGCCACGGTCGATGCCTTCCGCGTCCGCTTCGAGCCGCTAGAGCTGATGGGATCGGCTACGCTGTCTAGCGGCATGGACAATAAACTCTATGCCGCCACGACGGATTACATATCGCGGCCGACGGACAGGATCGCCAACCGGCTGTTCATCGGCACGGTGCGCAAGGCCATCCGGTTCCAGCGTTCGATTGTTGGGGCAGGCGACTTCCTGTCCTACACCTTCGGCCTCGGCGAGATGGAGCTGATCAACGCCGAGCAGGACTATGACTACCTGATCCGCGAATACGCCATAGACGGCCGGCGCGTGACGGTGAAACTCGGCGATGCCAACGGACCATATGACGCCTTCGGGACCATCTTCGACGGGACCGCCACCGGCTGGCACGTCGACGAGGACAGCCTGTTCGTTGATCTGCGCGACTTCGGCTATCAGCTGGAAGTGCCGGCCCAGCCGAACACCTATGGCGGGGAAGGGGATACGGACGGTGGCGAGAACATCAAGGGCAAGCGCAAGCCGCGCGCCTTCGGCTACTGCCGCAATGTGACGCCTGCGTTCCTGGAGCCGCAGAAGCTGCTCTATCAAGTCAATGACGGGCCGGTGGAAGAGATCGTCGCGGTCTATGCCCGTGGCGTTTCCCTGACCAAGGGCGTGGATCATGCAACCGTTGCCCAGCTGCTGTCCGCTGACGTGGTGGAGGGCCGGTTCGATACCTGTGAGGCGGTCGACGGACTCTTTCGTATCTCATTCGCCAATGACGCGGAGAAGGGCGCGATCACCTGCGACGTGCGCGGCGACAAGTCTGGCGGGGTTTATGTCGAAACGGCGGACCAGATCGTTCGCAGGCTCGCGACAGAGACGGCCGAGGTGGAGCGGCTGCAGGAAAATGCATTCACACGGGTCGCGGCGATGCAGCCGGCGCCTGTCAATCTCTATATCGGGCCTGATGACGACATCGATGTTGCCGACGCCTGCCGGGCCGTCATGTCGTCGATCGGCGGATGGGTCGGGTTCCGGCGCAATGGCTATCTTGAAATAGGGGTGCTGCAAGCGCCGGAGGATGGATCGCCGATCGCCTCCTATGACCGCATCGAGATCATCGAGATTATTCGCCAGCGTCTGCCGGACAATATCGATCCGCCGCCATGGCGCCGCCGTGTCGGCTATGCGCGCAACTGGACGCTTCAGGATGGCGACCTTGCCGGTTCGGTCACAGACGAACGCCGGGCCTTCCTGAAAGAGGAGTACCGGGTCGCCGAGGCCAAGGATGATCGGATCAAGACCAATCACCCGCAGGCGCAGGATCCGGACTTGCTGGAGGCGGCATTCGATGAGGAAGCCGACGCGCTGGATGAAGCGCAGCGCCTCCTTGTTCTCTGGCGCCGCACCCGCTCGCTCTATTCGATCCGGCTGAAGACGCAGCCGTTCCTGCTCAATCTCGGCGACGTGATCCGCATCACCTATCCCCGCTGGGACTTAGGCGCCGGCAAGTTGCTGCGCGTCGTGTCGCTCGACGAGGACAGCGAAGACAATATCGTGGAAGTGGAGGCCTTCGGCTGATGGCAAATGCATGCATGGCCTTCCGCAATCTGGCGGACGGTGCGTTTCTTCGCGCCTCCAGTGCAGCGCCGTTCCTGCCGGTCCAGCTGCTGACCGATCGGCATGTCGGCCGCAAGTGGCGCTCGACGGGTAACGCGGCAGCACTTTTCATCGACCTCGGCGAGGCAACTGCCGTCGACACCGTCGCCCTGATCGGCTGCAGCATGGATGCGACGGGATCGATGCGGGTACGAGCGTCCAACAGCAATTCCGAGGTCACGTCTGGCGTCGTGGTCGATGAAACCTTCGACGGCCTGTGCGATCCTGAATATGGCTACCAGCTGGGACTTCTCGGAGATGCTACGGCTGCCCGATACTGGCGCATCGATCTCGACCAGCCGGGCGCGGACTACATCGAGGCGGGGCGGCTCTATATCGGTGACCGCTACCAGTTCGGCATCAACTTCCAGTATGGCTGGGAGATCAGGTGGATCGACCGTTCCCGCAAAACGAAAAGCCGGGGCGGGCAGACCTTCATCGACCGCGACAACCAGCATCGGATGTTCAATCTCGGCTTCGGCTTCCTCCGCCCCGATGAGCGCTATGGCTTCGTTGAGGAACTGGACCGCATCAACGGCGCCCATGAGGACGTGCTCTTCATCGGCGATCCGGCCGCCGACCATCTCGGCAAGGTCTCGGTCTGGGGCCTGATCGAAGAGGTCTCGCCGGTCTCGCAGCCGTTCTTCCGGCACTTCGCAAAACCCTACACAATCGAGGAGCGGCTTTAATGGCCCTGACGATAGCTGATCGTGTCCGCGAGGTCTCGACCTCATCGGGCACTGGAAACATTACGCTTGCCGGCGCTGTGGCCGGCTATCAGTCATTTTCTGATGCCCTGACCGTGGGCGACACGACCTGGTACTGCATCGTCGGTGGTGGGGAGTGGGAGACGGGCATTGGCACGCTCTCGGCATCCGACACGTTGCAGCGGACCACTGTGCTGGAAAGCTCCAACGGCGGCGCTCTGGTGAACTTCCCTGCCGGGTCCAAGGACGTGTTCGTCACGGTGCCGGCTGCCAGGATGCCAGAGGCTCTGAAAGGAGAGCCCGACGGGTTTGCTGGGTTGGACGAGACAGGCAAGGTGCCGACGGCGCAATTGCCAGCCGCAACCCCCATCGCCTCACAAGCCGAAGCAGAAGCCGGCACGAACAACACAAACGTAATGACCCCGCTTCGGACAGCGCAGGCGATTGCGGCTCTTGCTGGCGATGTAGTGAAAGAGGTGTTCACGTCTTCCGGTACGTTCACGAAGGAAGACGATGATTTTGCCTATTTTGTAGAACTGTGGGGCGGTGGTGGTGGCGGCTATGGA